GAAAACAATCACTGGCGAAGGGGGCGTCAATTCCTCTGGTCAGTCAGGTTGCGTTTTCGACATCATCGTGGCGGCGGGCTGTTCTGTCTCTTGAAGAGCACTATAAAGCCTGGTTGTTGTGGTGTTACAGCGGAAGTATTTGCTGGGAGTATCAGATCACCATAACCCACTGGGCGTGGGAAGAGTTTAAGGCTCATTCTGGCACTAGGAAAATTGCAGAGAAAACACAGGAACGCCTGAAAAAATTAATCTGGCTGGCGGCGCAGGCGGTAAAAGCAGAACTTTTTGGTGGGGAAGGTTATGAATATCAGGAGCTGGCATTACTGGCGGGAGTAACAACCAAAAACTGGTCCAAAACATTTACTGGTCACTGGGTTGTAATGAAACACATTTTTCACCGACTGGATAGTGAGGCTTTATTGTTTGTGATGAGAACACGTTCAGAACAAAAAGCGGCATTTTCAAAGCAAAGTATTGCAAAAGTAGATTAAAAGGCATATATCTCATGCAAATCTGATACTTTGCCGATTTTGTACGCGATGGTAAAGTAAGCAAAACCCGCCGCCGAGCGGTTTTTATGCCTGAAAAATGGCACAGGACGTTAAACGTGCTGGTGGTCAGATGAGTTTGCAGATGTGATGACATATGGTTATTATTCTGCCTCCGGCCCTTTAGCTCAGTGGTGAGAGCGAGCGACTCATAATCGCCAGGTCGCTGGTTCAAGTCCAGCAAGGGCCACCAACCACCACTAGCTCATCCGGATAGAGCATCAACCTTCTAAGTTGACGGTCCGAGGTTCGAGTCCTCGGTGGTGGGCCAGCGCCGACTCAGCTCAGCAGGCAGAGCAACTGACTTGTAATCAGTAGGTCACCAGTTCGATTCCGGTAGTCGGCACCATATGCGGGCATCGTATAATGGCTATTACCTCAGCCTTCCAAGCTGATGATGCGGGTTCGATTCCCGCTGCCCGCTCCAGCGAGATTTGAGACGAAGGTTGTTATTTGCACTGACACAATATTGTGTGGGAATGTCTGACTCCTTACCATCTCCTGTTCTGTGATGTTGTTTTGTTGCAGTTCCAGTGCTCTTTTTTCAGCACCAGAATGGTGCATTGTCGGTCAGGTTACGTAGTGAACCTCTGGCAGGGGACTGATGATTCATCATTCTGGTGTTGTAAATATCTCTTCGGACAACTTACAAAATATTCTAAGCAAACCCCGGGAACACACTCTTAACTGCCTTGGCTGGCGGTTTTTTGTACAGCGCTCGGTATGTGTGAGCTGGAAATCAGATTTTGCATGGACTGGAATCATGCTGTTATTTAGGGGCGAAGAACTGGCTTTTTCTTCCGCCTTCTCACCAGTAACGATTAGAAAAATAATGAAATGCCCCCCTCCGGGGAGGAGGACCGTAGAAAAAAGGACCCGCCAGCAAAAACATTGGGGATGAACAGCTTTCGCTACTCAGATTGCTGGCGGGTAAAGTTCCTCATGAATTAAGAATGCTACGCGATCTTTTTTAATGGAAATGAAAATTATTGTCAATTAGTCGTGCGTGTTTTTTCATACAATATTGGTAAAGGTGATTCAGGTCATCAGAGTTTTGCTGATAGGCCTTTTTCTTTCCGATAGCACAGGTCTGTCGGGGGGTGCCCCTATTAAGTTGTCAAGCATGTTATGACCCCTGCGGGGTATAAAAAGTCCCGTTGCGCATCATGGCGAACAGAACGTCGCAGCGTCGTCTCGCCAGGGCGATAAGCACCTGATTGTGTCGTTTTCCCTGACTCATTTTGCGGGTGTAGTAAGCCCTGGAGAGCGGATCCCTGAGCGCGGCGAAGGCCGACAGGAACAACGCCCGTTTGAGAGCTTTATTACCCCGTCGCGAGGGATGCTCACCGCGTATTGACGAGCCGGATCGCCGAGTTACCGGCGCAAGGCCAGCATAAGCAGCGAGATGTGCGGCAGAGGCGAAGGCGCGGCAGGCGACCTCGGTGAGGAGTCTGGCTGCGGTCCTGACACCGACTCCGGGCATACTGGTCAGGACCGGGTAAAGAGGGTGAGCAAGAACTCGCTGTTCTACCTCAAGTGCCACCTCGTCTCTTTGCTTACGCAGCGTGATGAGCTGGAGTGCCAGACGTGGCAGTACTACGGCAGCGGCATTCGTGCCGGGAACGACGACGGTTTGTTCGGCCAGTGCCTGAGCTATGTCTGCTGCAAGGCGTTTACCCAGACGAGGCGCAAGTTTGCAGAGCTGGGCTGCCAGCTTCTTCTCACCCAGCGAAGCGAGTTTTTCTGGTGAGGGATATCGCTGGAGAAGATCGAGTACCGCCGGGTGCTCAAGTCTCGGACCGAGAACGCGCTCCGGTGCCGGATGTATCTGGGTCAGAAGGCCGCGGATACGGTTGCTGGCCTGCGTTGTCTGTGCGGCAAGATCATCATCGAAGCCGCAGAGCATGGAGAGTTCGGCGATTTGCTCGTCAGCCAGTTTCAGCGTGCGTAGCGCGTGAGGCAGGGTACGGGCAGCTTCGGCAATGATGGCAGCGTTACGAGCATCAGTTTTAGCTTCACCGGCGTGTAAGTCGGCTATGCGGCGCATGGCCAGTCCAGGGAGGTATCCGACAAGGACTCCTTCTGAGCGGGCAACGGCGACAGGTAACGCACCGATGGTAGCTGGCTGATCAACAACCAGCAGTATCTGACCATGTTGTTTCAGGTCAGATATTAGCGACCTGAGTTTGTTTTCGTCGTTGGGTAATGCTTTATCGAACAGGCGTTTACCTGAACGATTAATGGCAACAGCGTGATGCGTATCTTTACCGACATCAACGCCGATAAAGACCTGGACGGATTCGTAATCGCTGGATTCGGTCATTCTGTCTCCCTTGTATATGGGTTAACCAGATAACCACGGGGAGCAGGTACCGGCATCCACGTTACAGACGGTCCCGGCAAAAGTGCCTGACCTGACCCCTATTAGCGGTTACCAGCGCCCCACCAGACCCGGTGACATCACCCCCCGGATCATGGACGACTGGGGGCAGTAATCATGCCGGGTCTGGCTGGCTAACACCCCATTATAAGGGGTACGAATAAAGTAACGGCGGGCTCCCGTTTTTTATTCGGACAGGAACAGATATGGCAAAGAAAGACGATAACCTGAAACGTCTGAGAGAACTGGCAGCATCGCTGGGACGTGAGCCGGATATCTCGGGAAGCGCAGCAGATATTGCGCAGCGTGTGGCTGAGCTGGAGGAGGAACTTGCCAATATGGATGACACTGACATCCGGGATAAGTCTGCCCACCCGGAAAATGCGCTGACCGGACATGAAAATGAGGTGATATCAGCGCAGCCGGAGACCGTGATTCAGAATATGGATGATCTGGTTACAGTCGTGGCACTGGTGACGCTGCATACCGATGCACTTCATGCCACGCGGGATGAACCTCTGGCATTTGTGCCGCCGGGAATGGCGTTCCGTGTCTTTGCCGGTGTGGCAGCCGGAATGACAGAACGTGGCCTGGCCAGAATGCAATAACGGGAGGCAGCGTGGCTGATTTCGATAATCTGTTTGATGTTGCACTTGATCTCGCAGACAAGGCCATTATTCGCAATATGGGGATTAGAGCGGTCATTACGTCAGGCCGGCTAAAAGGGATCATGATTTCCGGGGTTTTTGATGATCCTGAAAATATTTCTCTGGTGGCCGGCGGTGTGCGTATTGAAGACTCTTTACCATCCCTGTTTGTGAAAACAGCAGATATTTTACGGCTGTGTCGCAATGATTCGCTGATGATTGGTCGTGAGTCTTTCTGTGTGGATCGTATCACCCCTGATGATGGCGGATGTAGTTATATCCGGTTGCGGCGTGAGGGGCTGCCGGGAAACGTAAGGGCAGGACGATATTATGAAGGGGCTTGAGAATGCCATCCGCAATCTGAACAGCCTTGATACCCGTATGGTGCCACAGGCCAGCGCATGGGCGATAAACCGTGTGGCACAGAAAGCGGTCTCGGTTGCCACCCGGCAGGTTGCCGGGAATACCGTTGCGGGCGATAACCAGGTGAAAGGGATCCCCCTGAAACTGGTACGTCAGCGTGTCCGGGTGTTTAAAGCCAGTCCGTCAGGAAAAATGACGGCCAGGATCCGCGTTAACCGGGGCAATCCGCCCGCCATCAAACTGAACACAACACGGCGGCGTGCTGGTGAAGGACTGAGAGTGGGAAAATACTTTTTCCGGGGGGCATTTGTTCAGCAACTGGCGAATGGCCGCTGGCATGTTCTGAGGTGTCTTCCTGAAGCGCGTTTTGCAACAGGGCATGACCATCAGGGCAGGCTAAGAAAAAATCGTCTTCCTGTGGAGGTAGTGAAAATCCCGCTGTCCGGACCGCTGACACAGGCATTTGAAGATGCCCGCGACCGCATCATTGCTGCGGAAATGCCGAAACAGCTGGGGTATGCCCTGAAACAACAACTGAGGTTACATCTGAGTAAATGAACCGACACACACAAATCCGTCAGAGCGTGCTGGCACGCCTTCGGGAACAGTGTGGAGACAGCGCCACGTTTTTTGACGGGCTTCCGGCATTTATTGATGCGCAGGAACTGCCCGCCGTGGCGGTGTGGCTGAGTGATGCGCAGTACACCGGAAAAATGACGGATGAGGACGACTGGCAGGCTGTTCTGCATATTGCCGTTTTCGTCCGTGCACAGGCGCCGGATTCTGAGCTGGATACGTGGATGGAGAACACCATATTTCCGGCCATGAAGGATATTCCGGTGCTTTCCGGACTCATCGACACCATGATCCCACTCGGTTTTAACTATCAACGTGATAATGAGATGGCCACCTGGGCGATGGCGGAAATCACGTACCAGATCACGTACACGAATTAAGGAGGTGGTAATGACCACACCAAATCCACTGGCAAAGACGAAAGGTGCGGGGACGACGTTCTGGATGTATACCGGCAACGGCGATGCGTTTGCGAACCCTTTGTCGGACACTGACTGGCTGCGTCTTGCGATGGTGAAGGATCTGCAACCTGGCGAAATGACCGCTGATGCAGAAGATGACACTTATCTCGATGATGAAGATGCAGACTGGAAAACG